CGCGCTGTACTCGGTCGAAGTCCAATAGGCATCTTCCACCAACTGCGTTGCACCCTCGATGAGCGACAAAGCATAATTGATTTTTGTCATGTTGGCGTAAATCATCATCATTTCGCCCAACGATGGCAACCACCATTTGCCAGCGGTCAAACCTTTGCCGTTGGCGTTCACACGGCTGTAAGCGTGACAGAAGCCGGGGGCATAGCCCTCACCACTCATTTCGGTATGGGTGATTTGGCTGGCCGTGTTCGCCTTACCTGCAAAATCGCTGTAAGCGGTTTCGCGGCTGCTGGTAGTCACGCCACCACCTGCCACGTTGGCACTACCCCAATGAAGTTTGGCTGCGCTTTCCGTCGGGGCCACGACTAACACATGGCCACCCTCGACTACCACAACACCGTCGGCCACCTCTCCGGCGTTCTGCTGTGCTGTCCATTTGTGGGGTTTGAACATGACGGGGTAATCGTCTTGCTTACGATGGGTCATGATAAACACGCCATCCTCCAGCGAATTGAGGTTGAGGCCACCCATTAAAGCGGTTTTCAGATTGGCCAATGTAATCAGTGTTACATTGCCGTTGGCATCAGTCATTGGGAATTTCTGTGCCGTGGTGACAGTCGTAACAGTTGTTTGGGCTGTCAGTTTCTTTGTCTGTTTTGCCATAATTGCAATTTTTAATGTTAAACTTAATTTTGTCTGTTAATAATTCTCGCTGTGTACTTGGTAGTATATCCGTTAATTGTCTGGGTTCGGCTGCTGTCATACACCAACATGATTTGCAGGCTGTCACCGCTACCCATCGCGCAATCATCCCAATTTGAGCCATCCCAATGTGTCAGCAATGGCAATTGCTCAGTGTTCCACGGGTATGCGCCTGAACTGCTCTTTTTCTTGTTTCGCCCTTGCACAACCCAACTTTGTGTGTTACTCAAATCGGAAATGATGGTGATTTTGAGGCAAAAGTTTGTGCCGCTGCTTATGCCCAACGCCTCGCATACTGCGTTTAACTTAGGCAGACAGACACCAGAATTGCCATACTCGCAATGCACGATGAATTGATTTGATTTCTTTAGATTCATAACCATATCGCCCTCATAAATCACGTTGGCCGCTGCAATGGTGTACTTATGGAATGAGAAACCTGCAATGTACCCGTCCAGAATACCATTGCCGCTGCCCTTAAAAGCATAGTTTCTGGCAGCGTTCTTTGCAGACAGTATGAGGGCATAATTAGCACCGATTCCCCATTGATCGCTTGTGTCCTCATTCTCAAACCGTGCCACGGCTCTCAATCCAGATGAGGTTGGGAGTACATTGCCGCCTATTCCTGCAAATGCCTTTTTGCTGTCATTCCTAAAAATGATATAGGCATCATTTGTAAATGGCTCGTTTGACAGGCCATTGCCACTGATATTAAATCCTGCAATCTTGCCGCTTTGTACATTGATGTTGTTAAATGTACCCGTTTTGCACGTCACAACACCGTCCTTTGCAAGAAATATGGTGTTGCCGCTGGCATCTTTCATTTCGATTGCCTCAACACCCAAATTCTTAATGACGGCATACGTGGCCAACAATATCTGCGTGGCCACAATCTCCACTTTGTCCGTGGTCTGCCAATAGTGGTTTGTGTTGTCGGCATCGCTCAGGGGGTTGTTGTCGGCGGTCTTTGTGTGGCTCTTCAAGCATGAGTAATAATTGCCATTCCATATAACAACATCTTTGTACGGGTCATTCTGGCCACCTGCATAAAATTGATAACCGACGGCCACATCTGCCCAATTCTGGGGGCCTCTGAGTGAGGGGCCGACGCTGCCACGGTCGCCCTTATCTCCTTTGTCGCCCTTATCTCCTTTGTCGCCCTTGGGGCCTTGGATTTCACCTAAATCAATCCAATAACCGCCATCCTTAACCCACAAATGCTTGTCGCTGGTTGTGTAGGCATCGCCATCATTAGGTGTGTATGTTGTCCAACTCGTTGCATACAGTATTCCAATACCTGCTTGGCTTTCGCTGCCGCCATCAAACAAATACTTTTTATATTTGTCCGATGTCGTAATGACCGATGTCATTTCCTGATATGAATAAAAATGTTGCTCGGCTTGACCTTTGGCCGTGAAAGACGTACCATCTGCGCCGTCTGCACCATCTTCACCTTTTATCTTTGCCCATGTGTATGCTGTCGGGTCTGTTCCCTCAGTTGAGGTGGTTTTGTTGTGGGCCAAACCAATATATCGCGTGTTGGTGTTCGGTGTGTCATACATCGTGGATGGGTAACCATTGCTGCCTAAACTGTCAGCGTACTTAATCCATGTGTAATAAGTAGTGCCGTTTGTGCCTTTTGCACCCGTCACGCAAACAGCGGCGGTGTAATAATCGCGGTCAGTCAAAAAGATGTGTGAGCGCGTCCAGATATAATAACCACTAATCCACGTCCAGCGTGACGTTGACCAACTGCCACCACTGAGGCTGTACGCGCTTGTGCTTCGGTAATACTCTTCTGTGATATTCACAACGCCATTGCCCGTGCTTCCCTTGCCTCCCGTTATGCAAACGGGGTTGGTATATTCGGGGTCGCCATCGGAATAGTCAATGCGTGTTCTGCTCCAGATGTATTGCCCATCAATCCATGCAGGGGCATCGGTACTCCATCCGCTTGTGGGGGCGGTGGTGTTTGAGGTGCTTTGTGCATACTCAACATCAACGCCCAACACACTGCGGCCATTGTCGCCTTTCTCACCCTTGCGGATAAACTTAACGATTCTGGTAACGGATGGCATAACTTAGTCCTTTGATGTGATTGTAATTGATACGTCGCCACCTGCTTGAATACACTGCGCCCTGGTCACGGTCTCTGTGGCTTTGGCCGTTCCCATGCTGCCGGGGTTGAGGTAATTGCCCACGGCATCCTTGACCACGAAATAAAACGTGGTGTCTAACGCCTTGGTGCTTGTTCCTCGCTTGACCACAACGGGCGTGTACGTGACAGTGCCGTTGCCGCTGGTGTCCTCTGTGATGGCCTCATCTTCGGGGCTGGGGTGTGGGTCAACCTGCAATGGGTCGCTGGCATCCATAACGCCCTGAATGTCCTTGCCCAATTCCTCCGCACTCGTTCCGCTTCCACGGTTGACGGTAACGCGAAATTCACCGTAACTGTTGATGTCGGTGTCTTGCACGGTAATGGTCTGGGTTGTCTTACCCGTCAACACTACCCATCCGCTGGCCTGCATCTGCTCCCACACGTATGACAGATTGGCCGTGAGTTCCGTGCCTTTCTGATAGGCCATTGCCTTTAACTGACAGTTGCTCCCCTTGTCGTTAATGACAAAGTTCTTTCCGTCGGGGCTTACGATCGTCACGCGGATTCCGTTGCCCGTGGCCTGTTGGATGGGAATATTGTACGATGCTTCGATTTGGTCAGTCTGAGTGCCGTATGACACGGTGGCCACCATCTTAATGACGGCTGGCGCAAACCCTGCGGCCTGTGCAATGTTCTTGACAATCTGAATACCATAATAAAGGTTGTCACCTGCCGGGGCAATCTTCTTAAACAGCCCTGCAAATGTTCCCGTGCTGGTATCGCCATTCCACTGAATGAGTGTGCCGTTGAAATAGAAATTGATGGCATCGGGCGTTGCAACACCCTCGGCTACACGGCTCGACGTACATACGAAATAGAGTTTAGGTTTCGTTACCTCAAAATTGGGGTAGATACCCGTTACTTGGCTGGTGCTGCCCTCCCATTCCTGGTATATGTCACCATCAGGACACATGATAACGGCGGCATACGTTCCAGCCTTAGACACAAATTTGATGGTTCTGGTTGTTGATGCACTGCTCATGGCTTATTCTGTTTCGGGGTTATCAGATTCGGTTGTCTCACTCTCACTCTCGGCCTTGGCTTCCGCTTCGGCTGGCTCTTCGTCGGTATCACCATCGCCCTCATCGTCTGTCGGCTCTTCGGTGCTGGCGGCTGCTGGGGCCTGGCCCTCTCCGTTTTCATCGGTCACGGCTTCTGCCTCATCGTCTGTCTGGGGTTCGGGGTCTGCCTTGGCCTCATCCATGATGAAACGCTCATCGGTGGCCACGGGCAAAGGTCGGTTGTACGCGCCATCCTGCTCTTGCTTGGCCTCATGGGGCATGAGGGCAATGCCGCCAATCTGCGTTAATGTCTCGTTGAGCATGGGCAATGGGCCAAATGCAGTCATGTCGCCCTGCCAAAGAATGTAATTGCCATCTTTCAGTTTCAGACGGTCATTTTCCAGATGCAAATAAGCTGCAACTTTCGGATTTGCTTTAATGTAACGTGCCATAATCTTGATATTTTTATTAGTGAATTAAAATGATGTTTCCGTCGCCATCTTCAAACAACTTGCCGTCGCCATCTTCCCATGCTGACACGGGGCCGATGTCCTTAACGTCAATGCCATACACTGCACCAAATTGGGCGTTCATGGCTGACGTGGGTAACATATCCGGCTCTTGGCCGTGGGCAATGAGGCTGTACGACAATGCACCGCTGGCCTTGTTTGTCGCTACATACCAAAGCACCAACAACTCCCTTTCGGGGTTGGCAATCTCTCCGTGGGTGTCATAAATAGATGCGCGTGGGGCAATAGCCAACATTCCGCTGGGGATATTCACGGGGCAATCTACGATGTCAAAATCATACTTGTGGATTCGACGCACAAACTCCACCACTTTGCAGGGGCTTCCATCGTTGAGCGTAATGGTTGCCGGGTTGCCCTCTGGGTCATATTTCGCCCTGCAACGCAACGCCAATGATGCGCCCATGAGGTCACGATGCACAACAGCACTGAGGCCGTCGGCGGCCACGTCAATGCAATAATCCAATGCTGGCTCTGTGCCTACCACTGACCATGTGCCATCGTCGCGTAACAGTTCCCACACGAAAAGGCGGTTGGCCACTGCACACTCCTTTGTGCCTAATTTAAGGCTGGCGGTCACGGTCTGGTCGGCCACGTCAATGAGGGGGTCATAAATAGTTTGGTCGGCGGCATCCAAAAACAACTCAGGCAATGCCGTGGAGTTCCTGCACATGATGGGGAATGTGTCTTGAATGACGTACAACTGCCCTGTACGGCTGTCGGTGTACTCGGCATAAAACTCCAGCGTAATCGGGTGCTGAGGCTCTGCGTTCTTTTTTACCTTAATACGTCCGGCATCGTTTCCGCTTGCCGTAATCTCATAATCGGCATTGGTAGTCTCAATGAGGGTCTTAGTACCATCAATAATTTCATACCAACGCACATTGGCCAAAAGATGGTTAATGCTGCCCGATGTCAAAATCTCGTCCTTATCCATGCGCCCGATTCGCGGTTGGATAATGAGGGGCGTGAGGGTGTAATCAGGCGTAAACAATCCCGATTCGGCATCATACGTCTGTCGGGCCGGTACGCTGCCATCAACCGCAATCGTGCGGCTAACCTGCAACGGCTTAAAGTTAAAATCAAATCTTCTTGTTTTCATATATTCAGCTGCTTATATGTTAAAACTCAAAACTAACGCTCTCCGTGGCCGCTGGCTCACCCATGCCGTCGCGCAATGTCACCGTGGCCGTGTACCTCAACACCCTTGGCACATACCCGTTGAAATCCACGTCGGCGGCTGTCAGATTGATGGATTTTCCTGCACCTGCCCGTTTCAATGCCCATGCGTTATCGCTGGCCACTCGCTCAACGCCCTTATCATCTTCGCTGTATCGCGTCCATATCACATCGGCATCCAGAATGTCAGCGGTCACGTCAATGTTGTGGAGTTTGGCAATGATGGTCAATGTCACGGCAAATCGGTCGGGGTCGAAAAGGTAATCAGTATCGGCAAACTCAACCGTGAAATCGGGGTTGCCCTCAACCATTGCCCAATCGGTATTGTTCCATGCCGGGGCGGTCTTTGTCAGATTCTTGCAACACCGATATTTGCAACCCATGTACCACACATCGCTTGTTTCCCATACGCCCGTCGTGGGGTTCTTGGCCTCGCAATAATAATTGGCGGCTGCATACCATTGGCCACGATCGACGTATGTAACAATCGGCTTGCCTTGGAAATCAACCCTTATCACGTCCTGCACGATGAGGCCACCGATGTAAACGTAATCCAGATTGTCGCGCAATGGTAACGGGTTTCCATCGCGGTCAGTCATTTGCTTAACAAACTCTGGTATCGTGCCAAAGGTGGCTGCATAGTTGGATTGGTCAATGATGGGCTTTGTCACACCATTCAAATGCACAATGCGCCCCTCCGTGCTTGACAGATAAAGGCAGCTTTGGCGTGTCTTATCGGTTTGGTTGCCCCATCGGGCAATCTTCATCAACTCGCACGGCAAAAAGTTCTTTCCGGCTGGGGTCTCATCGTCGGGGTACATCGTCACCTCAATGTAATTGAGCGTGGGGTTTACGCTGTTTACCCTCATCCATGAGGTGTACATGGCGGCGTTTCCCTGGCCCGTCATGCCCAATGCCACTGCACCCAAATTATTGATAATACCTTTCAGCACATTGCCGACGGCTTGGGCGGTAAAATATCCCTCCCATTTGGGGTGCAAATATAGGCCATAACAATTGTCGCCCAAATCCACAACTCTCTCGATTGTGTCGGCCTCAGTCAACAATTGGTCGCCCTCGATGGCTGACAGTCGGTTGATGATTAACTCAACGGCCTCAAAGTATGTGCGTACCCTCACGCTTTCAAACTCTGCATTGCCATCTTTGTCAATACCTGCGCCCTTGCCAGCATATAAAGATTTGACAAACTCGCCAAACTCTGCACCATCTTGGAATATGGCCATACCAACGGCAATCAATCCCTGCTCAAAGGTAATTTTGCCCTGCGCCACATCGTCTGCAATACGGCTCAGGAATTGTTGACGCACGGGGCTGTCGGGTGTGAGGTCGTGGGCAACGTCGGCATATCCGGCTTTGACCTTTTCCGTTTTGGATTGCCATTCTTTGGTTTTGGTCGTTTCGCCCGTCTCTGGGTCGGTCGTTTCCACTTCCACCTCAACTAATCGGGTCAGATACTCATAACCTTGGCTGTCGGTACTTATCTGGTCGAGCGCGGTTTTATTGGCGTGGGTGTGGCCGTCGCCTGATGGGATTGTGCCACTGCCATTCACGTTGACAACGGTACTGCCACCACCTGCGGCAATACCTCCCAACTCTCTCAATCGCTTGGCTCTGGGCTTGGCGGTTCTTTCGTTGGCTTCCGATTTATAGACTTTGGCACTCATTTCTCGCCCTCCTTTTTATATTCGTCTGGCCGCAATTCAACAATCACGGCTTGGCTGGTATCTTCAATCGCGTTCTGGGTGTCGGCTGTCAGCACAAACACCTTGCCCTCTTGGTTCTGCTCAGTATATGGCACAACACCATCGGCGGCAATCTTGGCCTCGC